AGGAATTCCGGTCCCAGAAACACTGAATAGATTTAATTCAATAATGGCAGGTCCGCATGTTTTCGCTTTTGCTAATGAGTGTACTTCTGTTTCGCTGGAGGTGCCATTTTATTTTAATACTAAATTAGGTAAAACTGATTTAGATGGAGAGACTATTCAGCCTAATTATACCCGAGGTAATTACGCACAAGTTCTTGCCCTGGTTTTAAATCCTCTGCAAGGTCCTGCTGGATCTTCCACCCGTTTAACTTTCTCTGTGCACGCTGAATTTTATGATATGGAATTTTATGTTCCGCATACAGATCCCTTATATGCTCCGACTCCCCCGGGTCTTGCTGCTCAAGGTTTTATATCTGAGTTGGGAGCGTCTGCAACTGCAATTTTGGATAGTACTTTTTCTACTGCTAGAAAAGTTACATCTGATTTTTTGGATGTTTCTAGAGGAGTAGTACGTCGTTATACTGGTTTAGATGCCAATAATTTTCCTAGCATCCAGACTAAGAATCATGTGGTAGTTCGTCAAGTAGCTAACGTTGTAGACATGTCTAAACAGTTTGAGAAGATGGATCCGTATGGAGATTTTGATCGGATCTGTAATGACTACATTTTTGATACAGAGAGAGATGAAATGCTCATTCGAGAGATTATCACCAAGCCTCAATATGTCGGGACTTTCCGAGTTCAGACAACTAATGGAGAAGGCGACCTATGTTGGGTCAGACCGATGAACCCCGTGCAACAAGTCACTCCTTATGATTACGTAAATACTGTAAGCGATAGCGTTAAGACTACTGGATGGGATAATTTGTTGCAGACTATGTACTTCATGACTCGTTTTTGGAAAGGTTCTATAAAGATTCATATTCAGTCGGTTATGTCTAATTTTCATTATTGTAAATTAATAGTAGCTAGAGATTATTCTATCAGACATGATGCGTTTACGCAGTATCCGGATCTTTCCTCTATTCCTAATTTGTTGACTGAAACTTTAGAGTTTTCAGCAGGAGGGCAGGTTCAGACAGTAGAAATTCCGTTTGTATCTCCCACCGACGTTTTGCCAAATACGACGGATTGGAACTTGATGGCCTCTCAAATGGGCCTTTATTATATTTATTTGGCACAGCCTTTGACCGTAAACGGAACTGTAGTAGCTTCAGCTCAGTTCAATGTTTATGTGTCTGCTGGTGATGATTTCAATTTTTATGGTTATTC